CAATCGCCGCATCGGACTGCCGCCGCTCGACGTCGAGCTCGTTGAGCCGGCTGACCACCTGCTCGTCGCGCTGCTGCTGGTAGAGGTCTGCAGCCAGACCAGACAGTTGCTGGCCGAGCCTCGCGGGAGCGGCGGCCGCGTTGATCACAGGGTCGCCAAGCGCGACGTCGGTGCCACCGGAGACGCGGACCATGGGGCCAGGCTGCTGCGTGGTGCGAGGAATGCGGATCGGCACGGGGCTACCTCTGTCGGTATTGGCTCAGCATGTAGGTGTTCAGCGCCACGCCACCGAGCCCGCTGCCGAGGATGGCCTCGGGCGCGGCCGCGCGGGCGGCCCGGCGCACGTTGCGCGCGCTGACCTCGGTCAGTGCCGCTTCGTTGCCGATCGCCACGGCGCCACGTCGAGCCGCGTTGGCCTGCCGCACGGTCGACAGGTTGATGTTGTACGCGTCGATCGCCTGCATCAGCCGCTCGCTGGCCAGCACCTCGCGCGCGCTGCCGACGCTGCTGTCGATGCCGCGGGCGTTGTTGGCGGCGATCAGCTCGGCGCGCTGCTGGCCGCCCTCGAGCGCCAGGTTGGCCTGCTGGTCCTGGCCAGCCTGCAGGATCGCGTCGGCTTGCATCTCGGCGGCGCGCCGATCCAGGTCCAGCATGCGAGCGCGGTGCCGCAGAGCGGAGGCCTCGGCGTGTTGCGCGTAGACCGCCAAGCGCGCACTCTGGTAGGCCGCGTAGGCTTGCCCCACCTGGCCCATCGCGAACGCGCCCAGCAGCAGCGGGCTCGGACCCAGACCCTGCGACGACGGCCGCGGCCGCGCGCTCGCCGGCGACCGCCGCAGGAACTCGTTCATCACGTCCAGCGGGCTGGCAGTGCGGTCGACCATCGTCAGTCCCCCATCGCCATGTCGGCGAACATCGACACCACGGCGCACGGCACGGGTGAGCGCACCTCGAGGTAGAGCTGCCCGTCCGCGGTCCACTCGTTCGGCACCTGCATGCGCAGCAAGCCCGAGAACGGCGCGCCAGGCACGACCTCGGGTGGCGCCAGCATGTCCGCCAAGCTCGGACCGATCAGCATCGAACCGGACGCCTCGACCCGCAAGTAGACGTGAGTTACAGACTTCGGCCGACCCTGGCCCAGCGCCTCCATCGCGAACACCGCCGGCGGCGTGCGCAGCTGCGCCACCATGGGCAGGCCCACCAGCACGCTGCTGGCTGGCACGTCGAGCGTGATCTGGCCGCCGGTGACCACCTTGTTGGTCTGCTCAAGGCCATCTGCCCAGACGGCGACGGTGGCACCCTCGAGGTGCCCGAGGCCCAGCAAGGTGCTGACCGGTGTGCCCTGGTAGCGCAAGCCGCTATCGACGAACCAGCTGTTGGCCCACGTCTGCGCGGTCATGCTGGCCAGCCTCTCGACGTAGCGACGCACCTGGCCGTTCACCGTGCGGCGCACGATGGCGTAGAGCCGGTCTTCGCCGCCTTCGCCGCCGGCCGCCACCGACTCGAACACGCCGTCCGTGTCCCGGCGCCACCAGGCGAACACCTGCTGCATCGGCACGTAGGTGCAGCCCAGCAGCTGCCCCGTGTTGCTGAGCACCCAAGCGACCGGCACCGGGGACTGCTGCCAGGCCATCTGCACCACCGAGGCGTTGTCGAATAGGTGGGTCGCGCGCTCGCACAGATCGGCAGTCAGGTAGCCGCCGGCGTCGTCGCGATACCCCAGCTGGTAGACGTGCCCGCCGCGGGCGCCGGCGAACAGCACGACGTTCTGCGCGACGATGGGCTGGACTGCGGCCGCGCCCACGTAGGTCTGTGCACGCGCCGCGAAGCTGTCAGGCGTGATCGCGTCCGAGTTCAGTGGCGAGACCCGGAACTCCGTGGTGTCGCTCAGCACGATCATCTGCCCCATCGGCACCATGTGCCGGATCGTGCACGCAAGGCGGCTCTTCACCTGCTGCTTGACCCGGTCGGTTGCCTTGACGGGGAAGCTGGAGCTCAGATCGTCGTCGGTGTTGCTGCGCGTCATCCACACCGTCTGCGGATCCAGGTCGGTGCCGGCGAAGCACCGCCGCCCTTCGAAGTGCGCCACGGCCCGAGGCCTTCGCCCCGCAGCCGCGCCCATGGAAGTGTCGAGGATTGGAGGCGTCTTGCTGAGATCGGGCGCGATGTTGTCAGGGCGACCGTCGATGAACGAGGTCGACTGCGACTCGCCGATGAAGCCGAACACGTTGGTGCCCTGCCGGAGCTTGTAGACGCGATAGCGCGCGGCGCCCGGCACCGCCGACCAGCTGATCGTGTTGTAGGCCCCGACGGTGAACAGGTTGTTGTTCACCGTCGCAGCCACACTCGCGCGAGACTCCTGGCCGTCGGCTGCAACCGACGTCACCTGATACTGGTTGATCGGATCCGTGTTCAGGCGCCCGACTCGCACGCTGCCGCCTGAGGCCACCGCCCCAATGATGGCCGGCAGCACGCCGGTCTCTGGGTTGCGCACGCGGAAGTTGAACGCGTCGATGCCGGGCTCGACGGCCCACCAGTTGTCGTTGAGGCTCGCCCGCGCACTGCCCTCGATGTAGACGTAGTCGAGGCCCGGTACTAGCCGGTGCTCGCTGACGGTCCTCACGCTCTGGTTCGGGCTAGCGAACTGGTCCAGCCCGTTGATCGTCAGAGTGGCGCCGCGTCGCGTCGCCTCGGCCGAGATCACTGGAGGCGCAACCGGCGGCTCGAACACGACTTCGCGCCACACCCAGGTGCCGCCGTTCACGCGCACCAGTTCGGCTGGCGGCACCGACCGACCCGCGAAGCACAGCACCGAGCCTTGCTGGCTGTAGGTCAGCTCGAACAACACTTCTTCGCTGATCGCCAGTGTGGTCGGCAGCTCGTAGAGCCCACTGGCGGGCATGATGGCCCAGAACACCTCGTTGCCACTGTCCGGGGCAATCGACAAGTTGCCACCGTCAATCGGTCGGGTCTGCCGGCAGTAGTAGACCTGACCGCCTTTGCTGACCAGGTCGCCGGCCACGTAGCGCCGATGCAGCCGAAACCCAGGTGGCGAGCCGTCGGCCGTGATTGCCAACGGACTGCCGCCTGGTGCTGCCAGCAGCTGCACGTCGGTGCTGTTGACCGGAGAGGCGTAGTAGATCACCCCATAGACCAGGCCGTTCGGTGCGGTAATGCCGCCACTGCTGGTGAGCTCCACAGGGTCGTTGAGCCGCAGGCCGTGCGCCACGCCACATCGGATGGTGCCGGGCGTGCCGAACAACAGACCGGGATTCCCGCCACCGGTCGGGATGGAGACATCCACGGTCCACTCGAGGCTGTCCCAGAACGCTGCATTGCTGACCGGCTGGTTCGTGTGCGCCTGCACGCACAGGTAGAGCACGCCGGCGCTCATCACTCGATCGCCCACCAGGTAGGCGGTCGAGTTGCTGTAGGGCACCGAGTGCAGCAGCGTGGCGCCGCGCGTGTGGAACCGTGCATAGCCGGCGATCGAAGAGGTCGCGGGATACTCCTGGCGAAAGCCGAGCTCGACGAAGACGTCGTCGCCACCGCTGACCGTGAAGGTCACCAGTCGCGAGCGCAGCGCTTCGTTGCGCGAGGCCCGCACGAACTCGGTGCCAGGGACGCGACGGGCTGTTCCGCTGGACTCGACAAACCAGTTGCGCAGCAACTCGGCGCCCTGCATCACCTTCGGGTCGTCCGGCCGCCCCAGCATGCGGGGCGATACCTCGCCGCCAACGAACGACTGCGGTTGCGTCCTCACGGCAGCCATGGGCAGCCAGGCTGCACCGGTTGGTCCTTCTGGAACTGTGCGTTCGTCGCCGCGGCTTGGCCAACCAACGCCAAGCTGGTCTGCAGCATCGACTGCGCCACCGCGGCCCCCGTCTTGCCCTTCAGGGTGCCGCCCGACAGGTGGTAGGCCAGCCGATACGCCCACGCCTGCCGCACCAGCGGGTCCCAGACGTCGGCGTCGACGTTGCGGGCGATGTAGACGAACACGGCGTCGACCTGGTTGGTCCGCAGCAGCCGGTTGCCGACCTGGTCGGTCTCGATGCGGAACGGCTGGCTGGCCGGCTTGCGGAACGACGACAGGGATCGGCCGGTGTAAGGATCCGTCGCTTGCGCCCCCAGCACCTGCAGATCGTCGCCAGCCTGGGGATCTAGCACCGCCACCGGATGCAGCATGTCCGCGGGCACGGCATACGCGTAGGACCACGTCGACACGACGTCGTCGACGGCCACGGCGGCGACACGCCGGGTGGCAAACGTCCACGGGTGCAGCTGCAGCACCGCGTCGCGGGCTTCCGCCAGGAACTGCGAGCAGAGGCGAGCCTGCTGCGTGGCGTTCGGTGGCTCGAGCGACGTCACGTTGCTGGTCTCCCCGATCAGGCTGAGCGCCTGGTTGGCCACCGCGATGGCGCCGGGCCCCAGTCGGAACTGGAACGCGAAGTCGATCAGCCGAAGCAGTGCATCCGCGGCTCCCTGGCCGTTCTGGACCTCGCCGATGCCGCTGAAGTGCAGCGGATCGTTGAGCAGCTTCGGCGCCGTCTCGGTCGCCACCGAGGCGGCGAAGCCGTCCAGCGCCACAGTGCGAGCGATCGCCGCGTTGACCAGGCCATCCACGTCGCCGCCGAGACCTGCGATCTGCCACGGGTTGGTGGTGATCGCAGCCCACTGCAGCGGCACCCGTGCAGAGCTCGGGTAGGGCGACAGGCCGGCGGCTCCGATCAGCCCGCGCAGCCAGGACGCGAACGTCGGCATGCTGCGCGCCGCGAGCTGCCGGCCCGCAACAGACTGTGCGTCGGTCTCGCCCTGCCACACGTCGATGCCCAGCACTTTCCACGTGCGCGTGGCGCCGTAGCTCGCGCGCACCGCTCGAGGCGCGATGAACTCCACCAGCCGCCGCAGCCGAGCCGCAACGCCATCGTCGTTGCTGGGTGTCCAGTCCAGCGCTTCGTTGTCGTCCCACCAGCCGAGACGACCCTGAAACCCAGTCACGTTGTTCGCCGCACGCAGGATCTGGCCGGCGGCATTCACGCCCAGATGAGCCACCACAACGCGGCGGCCGATGGCGACGGCCAGCCGCCACGCGCACTCGATCAGCGAACCGAACCGATGCACGGGACGCCAGACGAACCTCGTCACCGTGGCGGCAGTCGGCACCGTGCCGGACACCGACCCCGGCGTGGCGACGAGGGTGGCATCCAGCGGATCCAGGTCGATGAAGGAGCCGTTGCCGCTGCTGACCGGGACCACCGCGGCAACACGCCACAGGCCATCGACGCTCGGAGTCAGGCCAAGCCCCTTCAGCTCGACCGTGTACCCAGGCCGCAGGAAGTGCTCGAACTGGATCAGCCCCGTCGCCGGGTCGTTGCCCGTGCTCGAGCGCGAGAGGCGCAGCTTGCCGCCGACGATCGAGGCCGAGACCTGCCCGCTGCCGGTCGTGGTCAGGCGAGCGAACTTGGTCGCGTTGATCGCGGCGCCGCACACGGCCACGCCGATCGCACGGCTGACGTAGCTGCCCACCAAGCGCCCACGCGGCCGGCTGTAGGTCATGCCGGTGCTGGTGGGCAGACCACCGCCCGGCTGCATGTGGCCGGACGGGTAGAGGAAGCCCTCGCCGGCGACGAAGTGGTGCGGGTTGTTCCTCCAGTGCGGCAGGTGCAGCTCGTAGGGCAACGTGCCAGCGCCAGGCCCTGCCGTCGGCGTCCAGCTCTCGACCGTGATCGTCGTCGTCGTGTTGGAGGCGATCTTGCCGCGGGCCCCGCCGACGCGCAGGAAGCCGCCGGCAAACAGGTTGTCGGCGATGGTCTGCCCGCCTTGTAGCGTGCAGACCAGGCTGCTGACGGTCACGGTGCCGACCGCGCCGAGGCCTTCGACTCCCTCGTTCCACGCGAACGGCAGACACAGCGCGGCGTCGGCGTAGCTGAGCACGTCGCTCGCCAGCGTGACGCCAGGCACGACCGGCACGCCAAGCGGGTAGTCGCCTGGCTCGATCGGCTGGTAGGGCGTGACGACATGCACGTTGTCGTAGCTGGTCCACCGGTCGTGCAGGTGCACGTAGCCGCTGACTGTTGCCAGCATGGTCGGCGTCGCGGTCGCAGCACCGCCGGCACCGGTGAAGGCCAGCGCGGTCACGCCCAAGGACGTAGACACCTGGTAGGTGTTGGCCGTCGGGCTGCGCACGAAGTACTGCTGGCCGCTCGCCAGCTCGGGCGGCAGAGAGCCAGTGAACGAGACGGCACTGCCCTCCGTCAGGTTGTGGCCAGTCTGCGTGACGACGCCTGGCGTGCCGATCGCAAAGGTCGCCGCCGAGGCCTGCAGGAACGCCGACTGCCACTCCACGATCAGGCACGCCCGCGCCGTGACGGTGTGTGTGCCGCTGCCGCCCGACAGGTTGACCGCCACCCCATTCGGCAGCTCGGCGACCTGGAAGGTGTGCTCGGTGGCGGCCACAACGAAGTAGGGCTGACCTGCCGTGAGCCCTGGCAGTGTGCCCGTCGTCGAGAACACCACCTGGCTGCCATTGCGGCGACCATGCGCGAACCAGGTGATGACGTCGGTCGTCGTGTTGATCGCCATCACACCGCCGGCAGCCACGTCGGTGGAGGTCGAGGCGATGGCCGCGTTGGCCAGAACCCTGGCATGGCCGCGACGGGCCGAGCTCGTCACCGCCTCGCCGTATTCGTGCTGCACCAGCCGCAGCTCGCCACCGATCCAGTCGTCGCGCACCAGCTCTTCGGCCACCGACACGATCGACTGCGTGCCCACGGCGCCGTGCGGGGCCGCGGACGCTGGCGCGATGCTGGCGATGGTCAGGTCGAGGCCGGCGGCGCGCAGCGCCAGGTGCGGCGCCGCGACGAATCCCTCGGTGTCGCGGTCGCCATGCGGACCAGCATTGCTCTGCCCGCACCGAACCAGGCCCACCTCGTCCGTGGCCGCCAGATACTCGAGGACGGATCGCATGGGCTGATCAGCGCGCCGTGGCGCGCCACAACGGTCAGGTCTTGCCGGTCTTCGGCTTCTCCGGCTCGGCGGGCGCCTCGTAGTACCGAACCTTCCGCGGTGGTTCCGGCGGCACCACCACCAGCAGCACTTCGCGGTGCACCACGAAGTCGTCGGAGACCTCGAACTCGACGCCAGGCTTCACTGCGGTGCCGTCGTCGCGGACCTCCGGTCCTTCGCGGTAGATGCCGTCGATGTAGGTGTTCTGCAGGGCGCGAACTTTCATGGTGGCTAGTAGGCTGCGGGAGCAGCGAAGGGCCGGGTCGGCAAAGCGTGGGGCGTCAGGAAGGCATCCAGGCCACCAGCACTCCAGTCGGTGGCTCCGATGAACGCCATGAAGCCCAGAGCGAAGTAGCGACGACCGTCACCATTCGCTCGGGTGAAGTCGCTCAGTGGCGGCACCGCAATCTGCACGATCGAACCGACCGCCGCCAGGCCGGTGCTGTTCAGCTCGTGTGACTGGGCGATCGTCAGCGAAGGGTCGCTGACCAGGTCGGCGAACCCCGCATCGTTCGAAACGAAGATTGCGAAGCGCAGCAGGTTGCCGCCGACGGCGTTGAACGCGCTGGCCACGCGGAACGTGGCGAACGCAGGTCGCGCCCGGCACATGTCCTGCACCACGCTCTGGTCCTGGAAGTTCGGCGCCAGGCTGGAAGGCAGCAACGCGAACTGCCACGCCCCCAGGCCGGTGAATAGCGCCGGCCTGGCGTTCTTCGCGAAGTAGAGGTTGTCGTCGAGCATGGCCGCCTCAGTATGGGACCGGCGGCCATGCCTTCGCGGGCAGAGCCGAGCTCGGTGCAGGCCGCATGTGGATCGTCATCGCACCCGCGGTGTTGTTGCCGGCGTTGCGGAACTGGGCCCGCAGGTGTGTCAACGTCGACCCAGGGATGACGCGTAGAGGGCTGAGTCGCAACAGGATGATCGAACCGCCCATCACTGGCACGGCTCCTCCACCAGTCGGAGCAGTCAAAGCAGCTACAGCCAAGAAGTCGCTGACAGCGACCTGTACTCCGTTCGCGCCCGCAGCGTCGCAGGCGACAACTTCCAGCGTGCCGCCCGTGCCACCCGTGAACGTCGTCGTGACCAGCGCCTCGATCGTGATGTCGCGTCCGCCGGCGTTGTCTTGCGCGACGCGCATGTCGATCCAGTCCGTGGAGAGGACGACCGTGCCGTTGCCAAACAGGTTCTGCGCCGTGCAGAACAACAAGCCCGTGTCTGCTGTCATGACTGATCTCCTTGCTGCAGTTGTGCCTGGCCGCGTGCCGCGGCCAGACAGGTCAGGTGACGATGGCCTCGGTGTTCAGGATGCTGTCCATCTTGCGCACGGGCATGCCCATGATGCTCAGTTCCTGGAAGCCGCCGAACTGGCCAGCGGCCTCCTGCAGCATCACCGCCGGCGCGCTCTTCTCGAGCGCCAGGCGCATCAGCAGCTCGTAGACCGTGTCGTTGCAGTAGCCGATCTTGCGGCCGGGGTTTCGGATGCGATTCTGTCCCCGGATGATCGCGTGCAGCACGTTCAGGAAGCTGGTCGGCGCCTGGTTGTTGGTCAGAGCCAGCGCGCTGGGCACGTCGATGTTGCAGATGCGCACCAGGTCGGTCCAGTTCGGGTTGCAGATCCCGATCCACCACAGGTGCTGCGTGTCCAACGTGACCAGCTTGTTGCCGTTGGCCAGCGTGGTGACCTGCCGGCCAAGGTCCTTCTTGCGATACCCGGCCGTCGTGCCCTCCGGGAAGATGCCGTGCAGCCCATCGCCCCAGTTGGCGATGTAGAAGCTGGTCTGCTGGTTGGCGGTTGCGCCACCACAGCTGATGACGTTGCGCGCCTTGACGCCGCTCAGGGTGTTCAGCAGCGTCGCGAAGCCGAAGATGTCCTTCGTCGACGCCGCACGGTTGTCGTAGAAGATCGAGCGACCGAAGGCCTGGCGCAGACTCTCGGCGAAGAGCCCATCCTCCTTGGCTCGAATGACGGCTGGCTTGCCACCGATCATCGCCATCTCCTCCTCCACACTGCCGAAGCCGGACAGCATGGTGCAGCTTTCGCGCTCCTGCGCTCGCTGGCTGCGAGAGACCGGCGTGCCTTCACCGAAGGCCGTCTTGGAGACGGTCGGCAGCTGCGTGGTGCGCTGGTAGAGGTGCGTCGTCCCGTCGTTGCACATCTCGAACGGGATGTCCATCACCGCAGGCAGCTTCTGCACCAGCATGTTGATCTCGGGCAACACCTTGCCGCGATGCATCTGCTGGCTCCACTCAATGACGTTGAACCTTCCGCTATTGATCGACGGCATCAGTAACCTCGCTTCTGGTTGCGCTCGTACTCAGCCGCAGCTTCAGCCTCTGGCGACAGTGGCTTCTGCGGTGGTGAGCCTTCCGCCTTGCGGGGCGGACGGTCATTGGTAGTCCGCTGACCGTAGAAGGCCAGCAGAGACACGAACCCAGGGTCAGTGGCGAGGGCACTGCCGCGGATCCGATCGATGAACTCCTGGGGCGCTCCTTGCAGCAGGGCGCGGTTGGCCGTGTCCATGACCCGGCGCAGACCCTTGCCGTGCTGCTCCACGAGCTTCGCCTTGTTGGCGTTGGTCTGTTGCTCGACCAGCTCGGTGAACTGCGCTTCGTTGTCCTTCCGGGCGACAC